ATCTGCTGCTCAAGGTCAACAGACGGGTCAGGCTCAGGATATATTTGCTCGATCTCTGGCTGAACAAGGCGGTCAATTGGCTTATCAATCGGCTGAGGCTGAACGTGCTCGTCAGATGGCTGCTGTTGGTGCTGCTCCGCAAATGGCTCAGGCTGACTATGCAGATATTCAGCGTCTATTGCAAGCAGGTCAGGCTCAGGAAGGTTATAGCCAGCAAGCTATACAGGGTCAGTTGGCTGCTCAGGATCTACCTATGCAAAGACTGCAACAGGCTGCTAATGTTTTCTATGGTGCTCCTTTGGAAACTAAGTCTACAACGACAACAGGGGGAGGCAAATAATGGGCGATCCGGTAACTATGGCTGTTGTTGGCGCATCTGTTGGCGCTATGATGAATAAGAAAGATCCACTTAAAGGCGCTATGCTTGGTGCTGTTGGTGGTTATGGTGGTGCTGCATTAATGCCAACATTAGGTGCTGGTTCTACTGCTGCTAGTTTAACTCCTGCTGCTGCTGGCACTACTGCTGGAACTGCTACTGGTAACGCAATAACTGCTGGTGCTGGAGGAAGTGCTGCTGGTAATTTGACTGCTGTTCCTGCTTATGGTGTGCCTTCATTTCAAGTTGGCGCTAGTGCAGTTCCTTCAGCGGGTGTTTTTTCGACTCCTGCTCAAGTATCGACATTTCAACCCTTAACGTACAATCAAGCTACCGCTACTGGACTGCAAAGACCCTTCAGCACTGCTGAATCATTGTTGAATCCTAATATTGAATCATCTTCAATGGCTCCGTCTTTTATGCAACAGGTTGGTTCTGGAGCTGGTCAAGTAGGTCAATTTGCTCAACAAAACCCAGTATTAACTCAAATGGCAATGCAATCAGCCCAACAGATGATGCAGCAGCCACAAAGACGAGCATCTCCACCAGGCTTATTGCGTGGTAATCAAATGCAAGCATCAGCACCACAATACCAAGTAGGTGTTCCGCAGGTTTCGCTTATCTAGGTGATATATGGCAATTACAGATTACATTCCTAATATATTTGGTTCGGCTGCTCCATCAAGCTATGAGAGTTTGCTTGGGATGGGTCTTCTTACGCCTGAACAGGTACAGAAGCAGCAGAACGTGGCAAATATTCAGGGATTGCTAGGCGCTGGTCTTTCACTAGCTCAGGGTATGGGTAGAACTGGGCCTCGTCGCTCTGCTGCTGAGAATATCTTGGGTGCATTGGCTGGTGGCTTTGGTGCTGCTGGCGGTGCTTATCAGCAGGGATTGCAAAACGTAGTCCAACAACAGCAATTGCAAAGCGCAGCACTGACACAAAAACAAGCCTTAGATAGAGTAAGGGCGATTGAAGAAGCTAAGGTTAAATACCCTGATCTTGCTCAACTTGCGCTTATTGATACAGGTAAGTTTGCTGAGGAAGTTGCGCTTAGAGAAAGAATAAAGGGAATGCCAGGTGGTGCTGGAAAAATAGAGACTCCAGAACAGTATAGGGCTTTGGGTCAGCAATACCTTGCTGGTGGCCCTAATCTCAAGCCGCTTGGTGAAGCATACATGAAACAAGCCGATGTGCTTGAGTTGACTTCTTTAGGTAATCTTAGAGGCGATGAATCACCAGAAGAATTAGATAGAAGATCTAATAGAGCCAATGCTATTGGAAGCAAAGAAATGGCAGAAAAGTTGTTTGGGCTGGCTGAACAGAAACGGATGTATCCAAATCAAATTTCTGCTCAAGTTCCTTCTCAAGCTCCTGTTAAGCAAGATTTAGCACAAAGAGCAGAAATGCCTGAAGGTCGTATTATCACAAGCACTGGCGAGGCGGGTGGTTTTGGTAAACCAAACTTTGCGGCTGGTGAGCGTTATGCAGATGAAGCACTAAATGCACAATTCAAGACAGACAGAGTAGCAACACCTGTTGAAGTAGTTGCAGATAGAGGCCGTCAAGGACAGTTGCAATTAAAAATTGATAATATCAGTAAAGATATTGAGCGAATAAGTGGGATGCGCCCAACTGCTGCAAATAGAAAAGAAGTAAAAGACCTTACAGAGTTAAAAGATAAATATCAAATTGATTTAAATCGTTTTGCAAATATGGAATATGACTTTGGTTCAATTAAACAAGGTCTTCCTAAAAAATATCATTCAGAAATTGATGCTGTTGCAAAGTTGGCTGAAGCAGGTACTCTTGATGCTGCTGGTATTCGCTCGTCTATTGAGAAGTTTTATACAAGACTGCAAGAAGATGAAAAAGGCAGAAAATTAGAAGGCAATGCAGCTACATTTGCTCAAATGAAGTTTGGTGTTACTGATAGAGCACAACTTACTGGACAACAACTTTCTGAGATATTGCGATTTGAGAATGCGCCTAATGCGGAGCAGTTGGCTAAATTGCAGCAAGAAAATGCAAGAATACAATACGAAACTGGTCGAGGAGTAACTTTACCATCTGGTAGATCATCAATGATTGTCGGTGGGACTAATGTTCCTGTTGCAGGTACAACTCAGGTCGAACCTGCTGTAACTACAACTTCTGGAGCACCTGTTCAAGCACTTAGAGTTACTCCAAGTGTGAAACCTTCTGTATCACAACAGGCTCCTACAGTATCGCAAGTTATTGATCCAAAGGTTTATAAAAATCCTTTGATTAACAGACCTGATTCAGAGGTTCCTCCTAAGAAAAAACAAGAACTTATTCAGGCTCAACCTGGTTTGATTGGCGCTACTAATTACACCATTAAGAACATTGTTGATGCTCGTAATGCAGCACAATCATTACTTGATAATCCTGCATATATGAATTCTATATCTGGAATGACTGCTCCTGCTATTTCAAAAATTCCGGGTACTGATGCTTATACTGCAAATGAAATTTTAAATAATATTCTTGGTCGTTCTTTTATTAGTGAGATTCAAGAAATGAGATCCAATAGCCCAACTGGTGGTGCTGTTGGTAACGTAGCTGTTGCTGAAATGAATTCATTGTCAAAGATTCGCGGTGCTTTAACATTGGGAATGAATAAAGATGAATTGAAAAAACAATTAGAGTCTTATATTGCTAATGCGAATAGGGCAATGAAAACCATTCCTAATGATTATGCTCGTACTTATGGTTATAACGGTGAATTTGATGAGCTTTTGGCAAGTGAAGTTGTAAGTCCTAAGCCAACTACTCAAGCACTTCCAGCCGGTGTTAAAGTGAGGCCAAAATAATGGCTAAATTTAAATATGAAGTTGACATACCTGGTTACGGTACGCAAGTTGTTGAGTCTGATAAAAAGTTAACTGATCTTCAGGCGTATGAATATGCCAAAGCTGGAGCGCAACCTAGATCTGCTGGTGAAGAATTTGTAAGAGGTGCTGGCATTGCAACTAGGGGTGCTGCTCCTGTAGCTGCTGGGGCTGGTCTTGGGCTTATGTTTGCTGGGCCTCCCGGTGCTTTGGCTGGATCATTAGCTTTACCTTTGGCTGAAATGGGAACTCAGGCAGCTAACGTAATATTGCCTCAAAACTATCAAATCCCTTCGCCTTACAGTGCTGTTGAAGGTCTTTTGACACAACTTGGGTTGCCTGTTCCTGAAACTACTAGGGAACGTATGGTTCAGGCTGCTGGTGGTGCATTGGGGGGTGCTTCTACTCAATTGGCTACATTGCCATCTATTGCAAAAACTGCTACTACTGAGCTTGGTCGAGGTCTTGCTGGGCAGATGGCTGTTCAGCCAGGTAGGCAGTTAGCTGCTGCTGCTCCTGCTGCTACTGCTGCTCAATACACTACAGAAACTACAGGAAGCCCTGTAGCTGGCATGGTAGCTGGTATGGTTACTGGCGCTCCATTTGCTGCTGGTACACGCCCTACAGGGCCGTCCAGAGAAGTTCTTGCGGCACAAGCTACTGCTGCTTATGAAGCGGCTAAAAAATCGGGGATAGCTTTTAATCCTACACGGTTTAGTCAAAGCATGGGACGTATTGCTGGCGATCTCCGTCAGGAAGGTTATACACCTACAGGCTACCCAAAGATTGAGGCAGCGTTTAAAGAATTGACTGATGTTGGTATGCCCAAAGACTTTACTGAGCTTCAGGCATTAAGAAAGATTATTCAAGGAGCACAAGCAAGTGCTGATCAGGAAGAACGGCGTTTAGCTAGTATTTTGAAAAATAGATTTGATTCTTATATTGTCAATGCTGATAAAGCTGACATTGTTGGTACTGGAAATAAAACTGGAGTTGCTGCTTGGAATCAGGCTAGAAATACTTATTCCCGCATGATGAAGGCTGATGTATTCGATGAAATGCTTGCTAATGCTCAGTTAGATAGAAGCAAGTTTACTCAGTCTGGTGCGGAAAATTCTATGGCTCAACAGCTTAGAACATTGGCTAAAAATAAGAATAAAATGCGTTTGTTTACTGCTGCTGAACAAGAAGAAATTAGGGCTGCTGCTAAAGGATCAAGCACACAAAATTTGCTTAAATTCTTTGGTCGTTTTGCTCCTACTGGCCCTGTAAGTAGTATTTTGCCGGGTGGCGCTATTGTTGCTAATCCTTATGTTGGTGTGCCTTTAGCGTTGGGTGCTACTGGTGCAAGACTTGGCGCAACTAAAATGCGTAAATCGTCTATTGAAAATCTTGCTGATTTTATGCGTACAGGTGGATTGCAACCAAAACCTCAACCAGCAACTAAAGCATTGATGACAAGAGGTCTTATTTCTCCTCAACAACCAGTTACTGAAGAAGAAATTAACCTACTCTTAGGTAGATAATCATGGCAAAGAACAAGATCAGCGAGTTTAGCTCCACACCAGCAAATAATACCGATATAGCAGGTATTAACATAGCTGAGGGCTGTGCTCCGTCAGGTATCAATAACGCTATCCGTGAGTTGATGGCACAGCTTAAAGACCAGCAAGCAGGTACTGATGGGGATAATTTTACTGTTGGCGGTAACTTAGTTGTTACGGGTACTGCTACTGGCTCAACTCCTTCTGTATCAGACGATAGCACTAAGTTTGCTACTACTGCGTTTGTTCGTGACATTATTCCTAGCGGCGTAATTGTCATGTGGTCTGGCTCTATTGCTTCTGTTCCTAGTGGCTGGTATTTGTGCGATGGTAGTAATAGCACTCCTGACCTAAGAAATCGATTTATCGTTGGTGCTGGCTCAACTTATTCCGTTGCTGGAACTGGTGGTTCTGCTGATGCTATTGTTGTAAGCCATACGCATACAGCAACAGTTACTGATCCCGGTCATACTCACAACACATCTAAAGCCGTGCTATCTGCTGGAACTGGTGGCGGTGGCGCTGGTGGTGGAGATAGATTGCTTGAAGTTGTAAGTACAACAAGTTCAACCACAGGAATCACTGTATCAAACAGCACTACTGGTTCTAGCGGAACTAATGCAAACCTGCCACCTTACTACGCCCTTGCTTACATTATGAAGGCTTAATCATGAAAGAACTTCCACTCACAGACGATCAAATAGAGGCTATAGCTGAGAGAGCCGCTGAGGTAGCATTTAAGAAGATCTACGAGGAAGTGGGTCGTTCTGTCGTTAAGAAAATATTTTGGGTTGTAGGTGCTGGAGCATTGGGTCTAATGTTCTGGATGGCTGGAAACGGTACATTGCCAAAATGATCGAAATAGCCACAGCCCTGATAGTAATTAAAGGGGCTAAGGCGGCTTTTGATGTCGCTAAAGAAGCCTTTGACGAGATTAGGGAATGCGCTGAAGCTGGTAAGTCTGCTCACGAATCATTAGGGGCGCTTACCAGTTTTTTTTCGTCTGCTGGCAAGGCTGAAGAAGGCATAGCACACGCTAAAGAACTCCAAGAAAACCCGCCTGAAGGTCATGAAGACAGCCGTAGTGACTACGAGATCGTCATTGAGATGATGGTCGCTGAACGGCAACTAAAGCAGTTCTACAAAGATTTAAAAGAAATGTTCATTTACCAGTTTCAAGAGCCAGGCTTGTACGACGAGTTTATGGGGCGGCTAGAGAAACTAAGGACAGACCGTAGACAAAGAGAGACAGACCATAAGCTACATCTAAAAGCTCTGGAAATGGCTGCTAGGCGACAAAAAGCTAAGAAGGTTCAATTTATACAAGATATGTTTGCTATATCACTAGGTGTCATAGTTTCTATATTAATAATATTAGGTATTGTTTGGATGTTTACTTTGGGGGATTAATGCTTACTTTGCTATCTACTTTTACATCGTTCTTAATGGGTGGTTTGCCCAAGATCCTAGACTTCTTTCAGGATAAGTCGGACAAGAAGCATGAGCTAGAGCTTGCCAAGATGCAGACAGAGCGAGAACTGTCTTTGGCTAAAGAGGGCTTTGCTGCCCAACAGCGTATCGAGGAAGTTAAGCTCGACGAGATTAAAGTCCAGTCTGCCTCTGATGAAAGAGTGGCTCTGATAGGCGCTCAACAGGCTGAGATGCAGTCTATCTATGCTCACGATATGAAGCTAGGAGAAGGCACTAGCCAGTGGATGAAGAATCTGAGGGCTTCGGTACGTCCTGTCATTACTTATGGCTTCTTTGGCCTCCTATGCGCTCTGGATGCGGTTCTGGCTTACAAGGGCTTTGAGGCTGGTGTTTCTTTTAAGGAAATGGCAGAACAGCTTTGGGATGACGAGACTCAGGCGCTGTTTGCATCCATCATAGCGTTTCATTTTGGTGGTCGGGCATTTGGCAAATGATTAGTGATAAGTCTTTAAAAATGCTGAAGCATCATGAGGGGGTAAGGAATAAGCCTTACCGCTGCCCTGCTGCCTTGTGGACTATTGGTGTTGGTCATGTTCTGTATCCTGAGCAGGGTAATTTAAACATGGCTGACCGGATGAAGTATCCACTAAAGATTGAAGATTTCCGCATATTTTCCACAGAGGAAGTTGATGAGATTCTTAAAACCGATCTTGTTCGTTTTATACGAGGCGTATCCAGTTATTGTCCTGTTATTGCTAGTCAAGGGCAGTTGGATGCGCTGGTCAGCTTTGCCTTTAATGTAGGCTTAGGAGCCTTACAGAGAAGCACCTTGAGGCAGAAACATAATCGGGGTGATTATGAGGGTGCTGCTAAAGAGTTCCTAAAGTACACAAAGGGCGGCGGTAAAGTTTTGCCTGGTCTTGTAAAAAGACGAAATGATGAGAAAGCCCTTTATTTAGGAGCCTAGCATGAAGAACCTAGCCGCTATTGTTTTGTTATTAATAACTTGTTATAGTTTCGCTGATGAATCAAAGGCGGCAGGGTTTAAGAATAATGCTGGTGGCTGGACGGTAATAACGACTAGGGATCAGTATTGTGGTGCTAGGGGCATGAATGATGGTTATGCCTTTGGTACGGAGTCTTATATTAAGTTTTGCTGGACAAGAAGAAACAATGCAATTTTAGTTGTCTTTGAGACTGGCGAAAATAAGATATGGCACATTGATTCTTTTGAGATTCTTGATGTTGAGCCAGAGTACAAAAACAACAAACTATAATGCCCAAAAAAGAAGACTGGATGCCAGCTTGTCAATCTTGTTCATTCTTTGAGGTTGAGCCAAAAGAAGATCTAGGCTATTGCAGACGTTATCCACCGACTTTGATTAATATGGGTGATGATGACTATGACAGTACCTTCCCCATAGTTGGCAGGGATGACTGGTGCGGTGAATTTCATCGTTTTTCAAATTAGAGAAGATTATGACTAAAGCAGCTTGCACAGAGCAGGAGTTTATTGCTTTGTGGAATAAACACGGATCTGTAGCTGCATTAGCCAAGATATTAAATATCGGCGCTAGGAACGTAAATACCAGAAGGCGCAAGATAGAAAAGACTCACGGGATTATATTAGCTAGTCCTGACAAAAGAAGTCCAGATTTCCAAGTAACCTACGCTTACAACAATGTTAGAACAAACGTAAAGTTAGATAACGGAATTATTGTTGTTGGATCTGACTGCCATTACTGGCCTAACATTATCAGCACTGCTCATCGTGCATTCGTAAAGATCATTAAGGACTTAAAGCCTCGGATGGTGGTTATGAATGGCGATGTATTTGACGGTTCTAGTATCTCCCGACATCCACCTTCAGGCTGGGGATCAACACCTACCGCAAAGCAAGAGCTAGAGACCTGTCAGGAGCGTCTAGGAGAGGTTGAGAAGGCCGCTAAAGGTGCTGCCCTACATTGGACATGGGGCAACCACGATATGCGCTTTAATGCCCGTCTAGCGGCTCAGGTGGGGGATTCGTTCAAAGGTATCCAAGGCATGAACCTGACTGACCATTTTCCTCTGTGGAAATTCTCTACTAGCATTATGGTCAATAATAATACGATGATAAAACATCGTTTCGCAAACGGAATACACGCTGTTTATAACAATACACTCCGTTCGGGGACTAGTGTTGTAACCGGCCACCTGCATTCGCTAAAGGTAACTCCTTGGACTGACTATAACGGCACTCGTTATGGTGTGGATACAGGATCTCTGGCTGACGTTAATGGCGATCAGTTTGAGTATGCTGAAGACAACCCAAAGAACCACCGATCAGGCTTTGCGGTACTTACCTTTGTGGATGGTAATCTGCTGCCTCCTGAGTTATGTCAGGTCTGGGATGACGATCATGTGGTATTCAGAGGCCAACTAATAAAGGTTTAAGTAGGCTGATAGGGTGCGTACTTACTTGTTTCTTACGTGCCCTGTGTAACCTTTGCCGTTCTTTGCTAGACATTCTAAACCGCTTTAAATCCTTGCCTTCTCCCCAACGGATTACCATAGTTGCATCACGCCCCAATCTGTCTGGCAACCAGTCGCATACATGGACTAGCTTATGCTTCTTAAATGTCTTGATTAGTTTGCTTATAGTTACTATGTGTAATCCTGTTTCGTCTGCTATTTGCTGAAATGTTGCATCATTATTTATTAGAAACTTAATCGCTAGAGCGTAGGTTTCCTGATTTACTTTGTTCATTATTGATAGCTCGATTAATGTACCACTGGGCTTTTAGTAGATCCTTGAGCTTATCTTCTTTCTTACCTGCTCTGGATATGTATTTAACTGCATTGCCTAGATGGAAGTCTAGCTTCTTGGCCTCAATAAAATCAATGGTTTCAATGCCACCATCTGTGTAATGTGCAGGGTTATTTATGTCATTCATCTCTGATAAATACTCCGTTTTTATTTAAATAGCCTTTGCGGTCTTTAATCTCGTTATAAGCAGATTCTAAGCAACGGGTCAGGTCTACGTTTTCTATAGCCCCCACGTTAATAAGACATACAAGCAGATCACCAATACCATCAACAATAGCAGGTCTGTCCCGTTTAATAATAGCATCTGCTAACTCTCCAATTTCTGATACTGCTTTGAGTAGCTGCGTTTTAGAATCTGAATTAGCTATGATGCCTCTTGCCTCAGACCACCTGATAACTTCAAGTTCTGTACCTGCCCAACTCATTGGCAAAGTTCCTTGATCTCAGCAATAGGCAATCCGAATACTTCATGGATACGGATCATAATCTCTGCCGAGACAGCACATTTGCCATTGCGTACACGGCTAACGACTGGTGTGGATATATCAAGTTTTGCAGCCAGGTGGCGATCATTCTTGATCTCAAAGCGGCTTTGCAGTTCGTCTAGCAGTTTCAAAGTTATCTCCTATAAAAAGGTTGTTGGTGGCTGGCACTGATCTCCAGCTTTGTTTTCGCTTCATCCTAGCCTTACAGGGCATTAGAGGGAGGGCTGTAACCCGTTCCGCTGTAGCTTCCTAAACCTTTATAGCGTTTTAGCCGTATCAGTCTACGGATTCACCAACACGACTGAGGACTCCTCTCGGGTTCTATATTCCGATGGCTAAGTTAATACCGAATCCTCATGCGTCTTGGTTATACAAATATATAAGCCTGTATACGGCATTTACTTTATAAATAATGCAGGGTCACTGAGTTTTGGAGACTACTTCAAAGGAGGACTCAGCCCCTGCTGCCGAAGTTACTCGCCACTATCGGCTAGGCGTATTAGGTGGGTACTCGCTACGTCTGTGGCTGGCAGTGATTAAGTTCCAGCTACCCATTTCACAGCATCCGCTTTCCCCAAAAAGGTGGAGATACTCACAAGAAGGAGTGAACCGACCAAAGTCTCCTGCCAGCTTGCTTTCTCTCCGTAGATCAAAAGGGTACGTCATCCATAGGAAAATCATCTTCCTGCATTGCTTTAGGCTTTTGTTTAACAGCATCTTTAGGCTTTACCGACAGGCTAAAGAACTTCTTACCGTCTTTGCTAGACTCTTTAATCCATGCAGATAGCCAGTAATCTGTGCCATCTATATTGATAGAACCAGAGTATTCAGGATGATTATCTGCTGTCTTGTTCTGGTTCTTAGATAAAATCCCACGATTATTATTGTCGAAAGCCATATATTTACCTTGTAGTGTATTTTTTAATTGCTGCCCGTTGCTTACTGTCCAACAGACTCCAAAGGGCGGTCTTGGAATCTGCATCTAACTCTGCTTGTTCAATATACTGAACAGCACCTTCAACATCGTCTAGTGCCAGCAGTGATATAACCTGCACTCCAATGCTACGGATAGCGTCTTGTTCGTCGCTAGTCATGCCATCGAATACATCCTTAGTGATCGGCTTTGCTGATCTAGGCGCATCCTGGCCTGTTGTAGCGTCTAGCGCATCATGCTCAACAATTTCAAGAGCTGTAACGTATAAGTAACGGCGGCTATACGTCTCAACTGCACCAAGGTTTTGGATAGGATGACAACCCTTTAGATTGGCCTCAGCCATTGGGCTGCTAAATACAATGCTCCCGCCATTATCAGTATCAACAATACGCAATTCAGCGTAGTCTTTAGTAAAGCTGACAGTTGAGCAAAGTCCGAGTTCATGGAATATCTGATTAATTGTAGGCAGGAAATCGCCAAGTTCAAAGTATTGATAGCCAGCAAACTTATTGTGTCCTGACTTCTTTATTGGCGCTGCTTGTAGCATCATCCTAGCTTTTTGCAGCTTTGCGTAAACTTGATATTCAGACATTATTTATCCCTTGAATTTTTTATACTGCACAATATTGAGTGGTTTGATTTCCTGAACAGGCTGTACCTGATTAGCCTTAGCTTGCATCTCACGGCGAATCTTTGCAAACGTCTTAGCAACATTGGTACTGGAAGCAGGGACATATTTAAATGATGGGTCTAGGATTGATTTGCTCATAGAGAACTAGCCAAGATATAGAGAAAGACCATTATTGCACCAATGCAGACTGGATGTCTAGCCAACCAGTCATTCGTTGATAGTAGCTTTTTCATAACGTGCTTTCTCCCACATCAATTTATCAACATGAGCACAAGCTCTGCCAAAGTTATCAATCTCCTGACCTAGCGCATTGCAAAGCATCTGTCTGGCTATCTCAATGCCTTGCTCAAGACCTTCTTTAAATGCAGTGGTGCTGGCATCTGAAATGGTTACGTTATCCATTCTGAGCCTCTTTTAATGCGTTGTATTGCTCTTTCAGTTTGTCGTACCCACTCATGAACAAAGCCATTTCGTAGCTACCGTCCTGGCATTTTTTCCAATGTTCATTGCTTTTGAGAAGTTCGTCCATTTTGGCTTTGATTTCGTCGATATTCATATTGGTCTCCTAGTAAGCCGCTAGATGCGGTAGAGAGATAATGCACCAATGCAATAACTGTGTCAATGAATAGTTTTAATCGTCAGCAATATTCCTATATAAAAATACTATTGACAGAATCTAAGGATAGCCCCACTATATTTCGGCAGCACAACTAACGGAGGAAATATGAAAGTTGCTGAAATTGCTATTTTAATATTTGTGTTTACCTGTGGGGCATTGGCTATTTACTGGAGTCTGAAGGCTCAGGAGCGTGGGTTTAAGCCATCTCATTGTGCTTTTGCTGAGATTAGCCCAGACTTTAGCCAGCAGGATCGTGAGAAATGCAGACTCATAAGGGGGCATAAGCTATGACTGACCGAGAACTGATGCAGATGGCATTTAAAGCGATGGACTCAGTGAATGATTTTTCTAGCAATTCAATATATGCAGGAATTTTTGATTGGGAAGTAAAAATTCTCCGCGACAGACTAGCGCAGCCCAATGAGTTCAATCCAGACTGGGACGCGATGGCTGTGATTGTGGAAGAACAGCAGCGCATGGCAAAGCGCATAGCGGAGTTGGAGGCGCAGCTAGAGCAGGAGCCGGTGGCGTGGGTTGCTTATGAGAACGGCGAGAAACACGGCATTGATTTTTATGAGGACGAGATCGCAGAGTTGCCGGTCGGAACCCTGCTTTACCCCATCCCACCACAGCGCGAATGGCAAGGGCTGACGGATGAGGAAAAGGAACATTACAGAAGGCTAGGGTTAGTTGGCGTTGAAATTATTGAGGCCAAATTAAAGGAGAAAAATACATGACTCGTAGAGAGAAAATCCTAGAAGTGTTCCATAAACATGGCGGGATGACTGCTGATGTCTTATTAACGAACTTTGGCCTATTTGGTTGTTTGAGGACGTATGAGCTGAAGTCAGAATTGCAGACTTTAGTTAATTATGCGAAACTTCGTATCCTTGGCAATGTGTACTTCCCGACTGGTCAGCCAGCTAAAGAGGCTACGGT